GGGCATCGTTTCACCTCCCTGCTTGTCCTGGGTATAATATAACATGACCAAGTCAACAAGTCAAGCATTTTCTATGTCTGAGTCATAATTTCCCCTTGACTTCTTTTTTTGTTTATGATTTAATAGGTGCAGACAGGAGGTGCAAATAGTGGAGACCATTAACGAGCGAATCGCATGGTGCGTAAAGGACAGCAACCTAACAAAGACTGCTTTTGCAGAGAAAATCAATGTTTCGCAGTCTTTCATTTCTAGGCTAGTCTCTGGCGAAAAAGTACCCAGCGACCGCACCTTGCCGACATCTGCCGTGAATTTAACATCTCCGAGCTCTGGCTACGTACCGGGGAAGGAGAGCCACATATCCAGAGGGACGAGGACGAGGAGTTCCTCGAAGTCATGGAGCAGATCCACATGTCTGATGATGATCTGATTAAGCGGATTATTAAGGCATATTGGTTTATGGAAGACGACGTAAAAAGCCGCCATCAGAAAACTGATAGACGGCTTTACAAAAAAATAAGGCCCCGGTTTCCCGGAGCCTTTTTATCACTTATTATGTAGTTTTTCGAGGACGAGGGCGCGCGTAAGGAGCGATTTCAAATAGGTTTCATTTCTGTTCCGCTCCATGACAAGTTCAATTTCTTTTTTAAGCATTTCAACTTTTTCTCCATTTGGCGTCATTTCGCGCCCTCCTCCCAATTTGTACCTTACCAATATTTTGGTCGGGAATTTTGCTCCCCTTGTTTATCATTATAGAACGTTAGTTCTATTTAAGCAATATATGTTATCACCAAATTGTGGCAGCTTATTTTCTATATGCTAAAAGATTGCTTCATTGGAAAAGAACGGATTATTGGACTATGCTTATGATATGGTACACCAACCCATGATTGCCAAACAGAACAGGAATCTAGCGACAGAATTGTAATAGGAGGATTTACATATGCTTGACGAAAAAGATTTGCAGGCAATCGCACAGTTGATGGAGAAGCAAAAACAGGACATCATGTCTGAAACGAAGGGCTTGTTGGAACAGCAGAAACAGGACATCATGCACGATGTAAAGGTTTTATTGGACACGGAGGTCACAACCCGATTTAACCTTTTGGCCGAGGGACAGCAGGCCATTATGGACGCCATCACGCCAAAGAGTGAAATCGAGGAACTGCGAAACGAAGTATCCGTGCTTAAGCTGGCGATCCGCACCATGAATCAGGAAATCGCCGAACTGAAAAAAGCGCAATAAAAATACCGCACCCGGTGCTGGAACACCAGGAGCGGCCATAGAGGGGCAGATTGCTTTGCGGGCGCTCTGCCCTTCCATTATACCAGAATGGAGGGAAAAATCAATGGCTAGAAAGTCTGCTGCGGGTAGCGGGACAATCCGCAAAAAAACGGTACTCAGAAATGGGAAAGAATATACTTACTGGGAGGCCCGATTTACAACTGGGTATGACCCAGGTACAGGGAAACAGATTCAGCGGAGTATTACCGGGAAAACGCAAAAAGAAGTCGCTAAAAAACTCAAAGAGGCCACATTGACCGTAGACCAAGGAACTTATACTGACCCAGTAAAGTTAACTCTGAATGTATGGTTGGATAGCTGGCTTCAAGATTATCTGCTTGGGGTAAAACCAAATACTATACGCATATACAGGAATAATATAGAGCGGCATATCAAGCCCGCTATGGGAGCTGTTCGCCTCCATGAAATCCGCCCACATATTGTCCAGAGGTTTGTTAATAAATTGGCACTCTCTCCTGCCTCAATCCGTCTGGCCTATAAAGTGCTCCATCAAGCACTTGAAAAGGCTGTGCAGCTAGGGTACATACCAAAGAACCCCGCCGAAAATTGCGAATTACCCCGTCAGGAGCAGACAGAGATACATCCTATCGATGATGCTAATGTATCAAAATTACTTAAGGCCGCAGCAGGGGATCAGATCGAGGCCCTTATCATCTTGGCTCTATTTTCCGGCCTTAGACAGTCTGAGTTGCTTGGTCTTACCTGGGATTGCGTTGACCTAAAATCAGGCTCACTGATGGTCAATAGGCAACTTGTAAGGAGCGATCTCCGGGTAAATGAAGAGGTCTTTGCATCTCCTAAGAATGGGAAGAGCAGAACTATCACCATCGCAACTTCCGCAATAAAAGTTCTAAGGGAACAGAAGCGGAGGCAAGCAGAAATGAAAATCAAGGCCGGGCCTGCATGGGAAAACGAACATAACTTGGTTTTTACAAACCAGCTCGGGCATCCGCTTACTCACCAATTTGTAGACAGGAGTTTTAAGCGGCTTATTAAAAAAGCCGGTTTTGATGGAGTCCGTTTCCATGACCTGCGTCACACCTATGCCGTTAATGCTATTCGTGCTGGCGATGATATCAAGACCATCCAGAGCAACCTCGGCCACGCCAGCGCGGCCTTTACTCTGGACAGATACGGGCACTTCACGGAGCGCATGAGGCAGGACAGCGCTGCCCGCATGGAGGGATTTATAAAAAATGTTCTAAACCTGTAAAGGGAAAACATAAGGGAAAACTTTTATGTGGATAACTAGGAATCCGTTAGAATCCTTGCATTTCAAGGTCTAACGGGTTCCTTCGTTACGCAACTATTGGTTGCTATTTGTAAACTTCATTTAATATCAAATAGCATTAAAAGTTATCGTATTAATCGAAATATATCATTTATTCTTTCATTTTGCAATGAAATTTTTTAACTTAAAATGTGCTGGTAAGGGAAAATTAAAGGGAAAACTTTTAGGAAAGAAAAGGCGGAGGCTATTGCCCCCGCCCCTTGTTTAGCCCCTCACGATGTACTCGTAATAGCGGGCCAGCTTGTCCTCCGGCGCGTCCTTGTCACAGAGGAACGATTTTGCCATGTCGGCGTAAAAATCAATCTTATCGCCGACACCGTGCTTCTTGGCTACTTTAACGTAGTCACTATAGACCATGTTGAGGGCCGCCCAGAACTGGATGGGGTCGCACTCAATCCCACGCTGGGCCATGACCTGTTTGGCCTGCTCCAGCGTCCAGTGAGCGCCACGGGTGCCATCCTCGTTGTCCATATGCTTAGACCATTCATCGGCCATCTCCTTGGTGAAAGGGATATAGCCGGAAGCAGCCCCATAACCTGTCATATGTTCTCCACCTTTTCTGTACGCCATCTCGTCCATGCGGTAGTCATGGTCAAACTCTCTCGGAGTTTTCATTTCACCTTCGCCAGAGATAGCGAATCCGATTTTGTTCATGGGACGATTCATCTCCCGTCGCTCTGTGTATGCGCTCCCATCCTCCCGATAGACCGGTGGGACGTAAGGGTAGCCGTAGTGAGACTGAGGGCCGTACATCCGGTCATCCCAGTATCGGCTCTCTACCCACATACCGCCATCGTTCCGTGGGGCAAAACGCCCATCAGAGTAACGGCGATAGCCCCGATCCTCCGGCTCCATCATCTCAGAGCGCGGTGCATAACGGCCATTGTCGTAATGCTCCCGGCCACGGCGGTCACGAAACTTATCATCGACATCGTAGTTGTCGTAGCTCCGTCCGTCGTTGTAGCGGCGATTGTTGCCACTGGACATGAGCATCATCCGAGTAGATCGTTTCATTTTGACCCCTCCTTACGCCGTAGGGGCGGGTGCAGCACCGCCGTCAATACTGGCAAGATTGTTACTGGGAGAGCAGCAGGGCTGCCCCAACATGCGGAACGAGCCGCCGGTGGGGGTAGTCACCACACAGACGGAGTAGCGGGTGCGAGTGCGGATGCCGCAGGCAGTCACCTGAGCGCAGTTACGCTTGGTAAGGGGATATAGCTCTGTCCCCGTACCAATAGTAATGTACACAGGTGCATTGATGGTAGTTGTGGCCGGGATGGACTGAGCTACCACAATGCAATACTTCCCGCCGTTGTTGTAGGCGCCGGCAGGCAGATTGATTTCAAGATTCCCTCCAGTAAAGGTGACCGCCTGGCTTAGCACCAGGTTGTCGCACAGTCGGCAAACAGGCTTACAAGACATAAAATACCTCCAAAAATCAGGGGCGGCAGACACTTAGCCCGCCGCCCCGAAATAGTCACGGCAAAGCCGGAAGACCAACTTACGAGGATTCCTCGTAAGTTTAGCAGCCACAACCGCAGCCGTTGTTGTAGGTCCCGCAATAGGGATAGGGGGCGGGCACCTGGTAAGCGGGCACGGGCATGGGATTGATGCGCCGAATCAGTTCAGAGGTCTGAGCGTCCAGAGTGGCGGTCAGATAGCTGTTCTGGTTGGCTTGAGAGGCAGCCAGCTTCAGGGACTGGTTTTCCGCCTGAAGGGATCAATCTTGCTCTGAGTCAGGAAATCCAGAATGGCGCGGGTGTTGGAATTGTTGTTCTCCAGAATATCGCGGGTGCTGCCCTGGATGGTATTCTGGATGGCGCAGGTGTTGGTAGCCATGTTGTAATTCACGCCGTCGATGGCGCGCTGGGTCTGGCAGCAGCAGTCCTGTGCCTGAGCGGCCATGTTGCACATCTGAGACTGGACGTCGTTGAAGCCCTGGAGAAGTGCCACATTGGTGTTGTTGAAGCCGCTGGTGATGCTGTTGTTCAGGGCATAGGTGCTGTCACAGATGCCCTGCTGGATAGCAGAGATGCCGCGCTCCACACCATTGAAGGCAATGGCCTCATTGACATCGGCGCGAGTAGCCAATCCCTGGAGGCCGGGATCGGTGCTGGCACCGCCACCGCCGAAACCACCGAAGCCGCCGCGGCCCCAGCCAAAATCATGGCGAAGATGAATGATGAGCCCACCAGCCATCGCCACCCCAAAAGCCGCCATTGTTACAGTTGCCGCCGTTGGAGTCGGAGCCAAGAGCATAGCCAGTCGCAAAATCGTTATCCATTGTATATACTCCTTTGTCAGTTATTACATCGGGGCCGTACGCTCCCCGGATGTTTCAAAAGAGCGGTTTTTTGTCAAGACACCGAAAAACTGAAAAGAAATGCTCTATTTTATTTCATGGGTATACCTAGTTGTCGTGCAATTTCCTCAACGGAGGTTCCCCTCTGTTTTGCCATGTTTTCCGCAGTCTGGCGAAGCTGCTGCGGGTTTTTCCCTTGAATGAGCCGCATAGCTTGAGCTGCCTGCGGATTCTGTCCAGCCATCTGCTGGAGCATTTGCATGGGATTCCCGCCGTTCCGCGCCATCTGGAGCATGGCCGTCATGGGATTATTCATCGGAGGCATCATTCTTTTTCCCTGCCTTTCCACCAGAAGCGGGCTTTTTCAGCCGTTCTATCTCGTCCTTCAAATTGTTGATGGTGTCCTTCATGTCCATAAATTCATCCAGCGGTGCGAAAGCAGGGGCCGGATTCTCCGTCTGTTGTTCTTTTGCCTGCTGTTGACCGTGGAACTCAAACACATCAGCAGCTCCGGTATTGGTATTAAAGCGTTTCATATAGACCACATTATGAGCGAGGTCGGGGAAAAACATAGGGGCTCCCATGAAGTCAACCGGAACCCCCAGCGCTTCTTCTCTGGAGGCCACAGGACGGCAGAAAAAAGCGGGCTGTGTGTTTACATTCCCTTGCGCCTGAATGGTCTGTGATGGTTGCTGAGTAGGTTGCTGGGGCTGATATACTTGTGGAGCCGGAGCAAACGGGGTAACAGGATTGTAGGCCCCATAAGCCGGGTATGTGTAATTAGGAAACGCCATACTGACGCGCCTCCCTCCCCGCCTCCAATGCGGTTACGTAATCCTCTAGGCCCTCGTCATCTCCCTGTGCCATGTACCACATCGCGGTTTCGGCGGCACAATCACGGGACATGCCAGCGGCTACCATCCTCTCGATTAGAGTCATATCCAACACGTCCTTGTCCATAAAAATAAGGAGTCCGTGAGGAGGGCGGCGACGTGTACCAACCCTGTATCCTCACGTCCTCCTATTGATATTGTCGCATAAAAAAACTTCCGCCGGGGGACATTCCAGCGGAAGTTTGGGGGCGTTATGTACCTTTTTGGAGGAATCCCAGCTTGTTTGCCGTGAACTCCACCTTTTCAAAGATGAAGGGCAGGTGCCGGTGGAGCGTTTTCCGGTCTATCCCGCAGCAATCGGCCGTGTCAACCTGCGCTTTCCGTTCCAGCAGATAGAGCTCCGCAATCTGCGTGTCGTCTCTCCCCAGATTGGCCTCGTGGATGGAGCGCTTCATTTCTGAGGTAGTCAACTCCTCTAATCTTCCAGGAAATCGAATCAGCGCTTTTGACACGTCCTGCACCTCATTCTTCCGGCGGCTCTGTGGGCAGTTGTTTCAGGGCCTCCGCCAATTTTGTGACGGTTCCATTGCCTCCCAGCGCCTTGTATGCGTGATACATCGCCAACACATTTTCCATCCCATAAATCGGGATGTACTCAAGCTCCATGTAGTGGTTGTACTTGTTGATAATCTCGTTGCGCAGCAGCGCCAAGACGCCATTCACCACGGCCTCGTTCTTAGTGTAATCCACCTTGACGCGCTTTCTTTCACGGGCGGCGACCGCCTCGATAATTGCCACCAAGACCAACGCCGCCCCGGAAATCAGTGGGCCTACCCACTCCATGGGCATCAGCCCTCCTTAGTCAACTGCTTATAAACCTGATTGATACCAGTGGCCGCAAGTCCGCTCACAATGCCGACAGCGGCGGCGGTCAAATAGTCCGAAGCCGGGAACTCCGGCATGATGAACATGCCGAGGATGCCAAGCACCGCGCCAAAGATGCCGCAGATGATGGGAATCCACTTATTGTCCAGTCCAGTGGCCTTGACCACCTGGCCGACCAGAAAGCAGATCACAGTGATAACCGCCACTCCGGTGATACCCAAAGAAGAAATGTCCATAAATCAAACCCTCCTATGCTTCAATGGTGTGGATGCCGTACTCTTTGGCACAAAGGTTCTCGATCTTACAGCCCCTCGCTTCACTCCAGCCGGGAGCGAAATAAGCCACGTCAGCAGTAGCCAGCAACTTCAGGCTTTCACCCAGGTATTCCAGCGCATGGCTCATATCTGATGTGCCGAAAAAACTGTCAATGACCTCGACAGGCTCTCCAAGGCTGTCCTTCGCCGCCTGAATAGCGTTGCTCCGCTCTGCCAGAATTTCATCGTCGGTTTTGCCCCGCATGGGCTGAGAAATAAACAACTTTTTCATATTCCAATCCTTTCTTAGTCCAAAAGTCCCAGTCGTGCCAGCACCACAGCCAGCTCCTGCCGGGTCATATTGTCGCGGGGCCGGGTGCCATCCAGTACGCCATTGTCTCTGGCCTTTTCCCACGCCTCAGCGGCCCAAACGTCCGGGGTGTCCTCCGCGCTGTCCGCTCCCGTTTCGCCTTGCCACGCTACGCCCAGGAACTCACAGATGCCCTTTGCGGTGGCCTCGGCCAGCTTGTCCCGGTACTTGCTATCCTTGAGATACTCCGTGTCCATCTTGTTGGTATGGAAGCCGTACTCAATGAGCGCGGCGGGGCGTCCGTCTTGGCGAGCACGGTATACATCTCATGCTTGATAGGTTCACTCCGCAGGGACACCCCGGCGGCGTGGAAGGCGTTGACCAGGTCAGAAGCCAGAACATTGCGCTTCGCCGTCATGGGCCCGGCGCTGGTGTAGATCTCCAGCCCGGACGCGCTCGACCAGCCTCCCTCCCCGGCGGCGTTGGTGTGGATGCTCACAAAGCAGTCCGGCTTTGCTTTGTTGCTGATGTTGGCCCGCTCCGTGAGGCTGGGGTAGTTGTCCGCTGTCTTGGTGAGCACCACGCCCACCCCCTGGGCCTCCAGCAACGGCTTGATGCGTTGGGCCATATCCCAGGTAAACTCCCACTCCTTGTATGTACCATCCGGGGAGCCGTTGACGTTGCCCGGCCCGTGTCCGGGGTCAAGGCATACAGGTGTGCTTGTTCATAGGCTTGTCCTCCTCTTCCGGCGGCTTCTGGCCGCCCTGTTTGAGCCAGACGCAAATCCAGTTGTGCACCTTGCGGCTGGCGGTGATGCGCTCCCCGCCGAAATCGCACTGGCTGGAGCCGCCCCCATCCAGCATAACGGCGGAGGCCCAGCCCAGCCCGGCCAGCTCGTCCCGCAGAGTTTCCGGCGTGGCTGCGTCTCCGGTCCCATCGCCAGAGCAATAGAGGGCCAGACTGCCACCACGCAGGCCAATGGCGCTGCGCCCCCTCTTGCCTCCCTGGGCTGAGCCGTAGGAGGGCTTTCCCACCGGCTTGCCGGAGGCGACGAGGGCGGTCACCGCGATAAAGTTATCCGCTCCCTCGTGCTCGGAGGTCATGCGTATGTCGGGGCCTTTGTCCCAGGCGTAGCCCATCGCTCTCCAGGGCGTGCCGGAGAGCATCACCCCGCCCACCTTGAGCAGCGGGCAGGCCGAGCCGTCTGGGTTCCACATGCCGCCATTCAACACATAGTGGGCACCAGTCTCTTCCTTGACCTGGGAAAGTGTCTTGCGGCAGTTGGTGACTCTCAGCTCAATCCGCTCCACGGACGAGAGCGGGACGTATGTAATGAGCTTACTCATTTGATTCACATCCTTTTATCCAGCGATCCCGTTGTTGATTACTGTTCCGGGGCCAGCAGCCCGGCCAGCTCCTGGTACTCCTCCGGGGTGAGCCGGTCGGCGGCGAGATAGACATCCATCTTGCCCTGGAGGCCGTCGGTGCGGCCCCGGTCAATAAGCAGCTTGCAGAGATTAAATACCGTGTTCATGTCCTTCCCCTTCCTCAAACAGCATTGGTGGTGATTTCCAACATACAAAGTCGTTCCTCGTGCTCGGACAGCATGTCCAGAGTGATGTCCTCTGCGAGGGGCGGCTGGGGTTCCGGCTCCGGCTCTGGGGGCCGCTCCGTGGGCGTGACACCCACCAGCTTGCCCTCCTCAATCTGGAGGTTACACCAGCCATAGGTCGCCCACACCGTGTCATGGAGGTGGGCGGGCACCTCTATGTAGCCCTCCAGCCAGCAGGCGCGCCGCCCGCTCTGGCTCTGGATCGGGTGCTGGCCGGTCTCCAGCGGGTCAATTTGGATGATGGTCATATTTAATTCACCTCTTATTTCTAAACTATGGCGTAGTAGTGATATACAGTTCCAGATTGGTTAAATTGCACACTTTCTGCACCAGACGGGCTAAGGTCATAATACCAACTAAAAGTTTTTCCATCCGTCGATTTTTTACCGTAAGTATCTCTTGGATTATAATGGTAGCCCATGCCAAAACCAAAGCCGCTTGTATACTCAGTAGGGATAATACTGCTTGGAATAATATTACAAATATCAGAATCGCTGATACTTGTATACGAATCCGTATGTTGAATACCATAAATACAGAGTATTTTAAAGGGTTCGGTTAAGGTTATTTGATTAGGGTTGATTTTACCTGTTTTTCCTGTCCCCACATAGCTCCCCAAAATAACCCTCGCCCCCGCGTGCTCGTCCACATAGCGCTTGTTGACGGCGTGGTTTTCATTCGTCGGAGGCCGCTTAAGTAATCGCCCCTGCCATCGTGCCGCCAGCCAGCGGCAAGAATGGAGCACTTTGCATACCAGCCAGAGCGGTGTTAAACTCCTCTTCGGTTCCGGTATATCCTTTCTCTTTTGCCGCCTGATAGGCGGACTTTCCAGGTGCACCATCCTTGCCGTCTGCCCCTGGAGCTCCGTCCTTGCCAGGCAGGCCCACCCCGGCAACTTTTTTGCCGTTTACAACGATAGCCATGTGCTACACCTCCACCCATTGCCACATATCCGGGGTATCCGGGGCCCACGTGCAGGGAATCATGTCCCCGCCCTCTGCCACCTTGTAGACCTTGCCGTTGTAGCTGTAGTGCTTACCCGCATGACAGTCCATGCCGTACACCCACGGGATGGGGTCGTCCACTGTGCCCGCGTGCTCACGGTCAATGGGCCGGTAGATGGCGAGCATGCCGTCGTCGTGCGGGGGCATCTCCTCTTGAGGCGTTACCGCCTGCACCACCCGGTAGAGCTGGCCGCCGTCGTTGAGGATACGGCCCGCCGGGAGCTCCTCTCCTGCCTCCAAAACAGTCTCCCACGCCGGAAACAGATCGGGCATGTCCAGGGCGTAGGTGTCAGGTATGGCCGTGCTGGTGGCCGCATAGGCCCGCATAGCGGCGGCGTATTGCGGAGTTAGTTCAGGTTCCGGCGGTCTTGTGTCCGGGGTGGCCTGTCCTGTTTCGGGGTTGTAGCGCCACCCCTGCTCTACATCGTCCTGTACCTCTACACAGCGCCGTGCAAATGCCTCGCTATACCACTTCTCTGGCGGAAGTGCATATTCCGGGATGATTTCGCGGACAGTGTTATCCTCATTTAAATAGACTGTTTTCATTAAAATCACTCCCTACCGTAAATCGCCACATATCCATCGCCGCCTTTGCCTCCGATTCCGGATTTTTGGGTGGTGCTGCCATCATGAAAGCCGCCGCCAGCACCGCCGCCGCCACCACCTTTACTACCAGCGCTGCCATTTGTAGCATCTGCACCAGTGATAGCCCCTGATCCTCCAGAACCTCCACCGCTAGCTCCCCCGCTCCTCCTGTCGGTCTAGGGCCACTATATTGTCCACCTCCGCCACCGCCACCACCGCCGCTGAAAAATGTAAGGCCCAAAATATCAATAACGGGCCGTTATTGCCGCGCCTATCTGATTCGTCGTATCCATTTGCTCCGTTGCTGCCGACCACAATGGAATAGACGCCTACCGCATTGGGTGCTTCATCGAAGCCGCCAGTAGAACCTCGGCCGCCTTTCCCTCCAGGTACTGTAACCCCGAAAGCGCTGCTGCTTGATCCGGTTCCTCCATTACCAGCTAGCTCCCCTCTCGGATTGCGCAGGCGCACCGG